TCGCCACTCTTGGCGCTACCACAGCCAACATCACCACGGCCAACATTACGGCGGGCACGGTAACCACGTCTCCTGCAAGCGGGAATGATCTGGTCAACAAATCGTATGTCGATACCCTTGTTGCGGCAGGCATCCACTTTCATGAGCCGGTACGGGTTGAGTCCCCAATCAATTTAAACGCGACCTACAACAACGGCACTTCCGGTGTGGGCGCAACATTAACCAACGCCGGCACGCAAGTTGCTCTGGTGATTGATGGCATCACCATGGTGGTGGCCGACCGTGTGTTGGTGTATGAGCAGACCGACCAAACACAAAACGGCGTGTATGTAGTTACCAGCATTGGATCGGGGGCTACCAACTGGGTTTTGACCCGTTCAAATGATACGGATACTTACGGATTTGCTGGTCCTGACACACTGAGTGAAGGTTCAACCTTCTTCGTTCAAGAGGGCGCAACAGGCGCTGGTGAGACTTACACCTGCAACACCATAGGCACAATCACCTTTGGCACAACGAATATCACGTTCGCCCAGATTTCGTCGGCCCAAATTTACAGCGCGGGTACGGGCCTTACCCTGAGCGGCGTTCAATTCAGCATCACCGCTACCGGTACAGCGGGTACCTACGGCTCCGCTTCTCAGGTGCCCGTATTCACGACCAACGCTCAAGGTCAGGTTACCGCAGTCACAAACACTGCCATCGGAATCACATCTGCAGCAGTTTCTGGTCTGGCCGCGTCAGCCACCACGGACACCACCAATGCGGCCAACATCACCACGGGCACCTTAAACACCGCTCGTTTGTCTGGTAGTTATACCGGCATAACCGGCGTGGGCACTCTGACCGCAGGCACTTGGAACGGTAGCGTCATTGGCGCAATCTACGGCGGTACAGGGTTTGCCTCCTACACCGTGGGCGACTTGCTGTTCGCGGATACAACTACATCATTGGCCAAGCTGGCAGGCGCTGCAGTGGGTAACGCCCTGATCTCTGGTGGCGTTGCATCGGCCCCGAGCTATGGAAAGATCGGTTTGGCCACCCATGTGTCTGGCACTTTGCCTGCGGCTAATGGTGGCACAGGTCTTACTGCCGCCGGCACGCTGGGAAATGTTTTAACATCAGACGGTACCAATTGGACTTCAGCAACTCCGGGCGGGGGGTTTCCATCCGGCACAGCCATGATGTTTGTGCAAACTGCAGCGCCAACCGGCTGGACTAAGTCAACCACGCATGACAACAAAGCCTTGCGCGTAGTGTCTGGAACGGCAAGCTCTGGTGGCTCTGTGGCGTTTACCACGGCTTTTGCCTCACAAGCGGTTAGCGGTACCGTATCTGTTAGCGCATCTACAGGCCCTACTGCGGCACCTGTGACGGTTGGAGATACAACACTGAGCACTCCGCAAATACCGAGCCACACACACATCCCCGTGTTAGATGGACGAAATGCGCCAAACACCCCCGGGGCGTTCCAGTTTACTAGACTTACGGGCTCAAACACCGCGCAGGGAGCTCGAAATGGAAACGCAGCTACTACCGCCACTGGCGGCGGAGGAGCACACAGCCACCCCGGAACCGGAGGGGCGCACAATCACCCAGTCTCGGCCCCTGCCAGCTTTACAGGAACAAGTATTAACCTTGCAGTGCAGTATGTGGATGTTATTATTGCAACGAAGGACTGACGCGGCGTATCCGCGAGGAGTGATGCTATGCAGTTAAAAGGCGGTGATTGGTGCCCTCTGATTAAAAAAGAGTGCGCAGGGCTAAAATGCGCGTGGTTTACCAAAGTAACAGGGCGCGATACCAACACTGGAGCGCAAGTAGATGAGTACCAGTGTGCGGTCGCATGGCTACCACTTTTGCTTATAGAAAACTCGGGTCAGCAACGCCAAACGGGGGCTGCAATCGAATCTTTTCGGAATGAGATGGTCCGCACCAATGTGGCAACTTTGCAGTTGATGGCTGATACGGAACAGAAAAAACTTGGGTAGGAACTTTTATGCAGAAGCTCACAATCATTCCTGTTGACCACGCGGTGTACGTGGATGGTATATCCCATAGTCCACTCAATCTGTCCAGTTGCGGAATACCGGAACACGTTCACGCGCTGCAGTGGTTTGGTAGTTCTGGCTGGGTTGAGTTTTCAGACCGTCGGGATAATCAAGAACTGACAGAGCTACCATCTTGGGCGGCTTTGTGTGTTGAGAAATGGCAACTACAAGACGCAGAAGAACGGGCGCAGCTACTCCTCGACCCCGCTGAGGGCGACGTATGAGTACGCAGTTAGACGCGTACAATTACCTTTGCGTTCCCGGGTTTATTACCCCCGCGCAAGCTGCGGAGCTTGCGCTTGGTTTTGAGGCTGAGGCTGCTGCGTTAGGGTTTGGCGGCGACTCACAAATACCACAGTCGCAAGCCTCGTACAACCACTTGCCGTTTGTACGATTACTCGTAGAGAAAATACCACAGGTTTCCGAGTTGGTGGGTAGCCCAGTGCTCCCCACCTACACATACGCGAGAGTACATAACGATCCCGGAGTTGAGCTGCGCAGGCACAGAGACCGCCCTGCTTGCGAAATAAGCCTCACGGTAAACTTGGCCAAAACTGCGGCATGGCCTATTTGCTTCCAAAGGCCCGACGGTGTTGAGGTGTGCGTGGACCAAAACCCCGGCGATGCGGTTTTGTATCTTGGATGCGTGGCGGATCACTGGCGACCCCCTTATACTGGGGACCACCATATACAGGTGTTTTTGCACTATGTTCGAGCCTATGGAGAGTTTTCGTGGGCGGTTTTTGACAGATTGCAGTGAGGTGTAGTTATGGCGATAGAGATTAAATTTGGGTGTGTGGCGAACGTAGCAAGCCGCATGATTCACTTTGAGAAAGCAGGGGATGTAGAGCCATCTCACACTCACTCATTTGACCATCTGACGCTTTTAGCGGCAGGAGCTGTCCGGTGTACTGTCAACAACCAAGTGACGGAGTTTCGCGCCCCGCACATGATCTTTATTGCGAAAGAGTACATGCACTCGTTTGAGGCGTTGACCGACAACACCGTCGCGTACTGCATACATGCTATGCGTATCGGGGAGCGCGTAGAGGACTTGGCCGACCCCACCATGTTCCCCAATGGAGTGCCGATCCCGCAAAGTGTTTTTAACTGGTGGTCACCGCCGGAGAACTACAACGGTAGCAACAAAGATGTTGCGGCCTCCCCTAGCACGCTGCCTTCTGGCGAGATACCGCAGACGTCATTCACCTGATGCACCATGAACGCCCTGCAAGACTACATAATTACGCTCGATAACGTACTTACGCATAATTTGTGCGACGCCATTTTGCGCGAGTATGCTGGCTCCCCGCACTGGCAGCAAACCGTTGTAGGTTCCGGTGACGTGCGCCCCAATATTCGCAGTGCACACACCATCCAAATCTCGCAAGACGCGGTAATACAAGAAAACCCCAGCGTCAGAAAACCTTTGGATGCATACGTGTTCACTTCTGTGGGAGAGGCAATCCGAAAATACAATTCCAATTTTGGGCATTGCAATATCGAAGAAGACTCAGGGTACGAACTGTTGCGATACGAAACCGGGCAGTTTTACACGCAGCACACGGATTCATTTAAAGCACGCCCCCGTGCCGTTTCTTGCTCTTTAGCGTTAAACGACGACTACGAGGGTGGCGGATTTGCATTTTTTGACCGGGGGGTAACCTACACATTGCCCAAGGGTGGGGCCATATTGTTCCCATCTAACTTCATGTTCCCGCATGAAATACTTCCAGTCACCCGTGGGACTAGATATTCGATCGTAACGTGGTTTATATAGTCCACGGCATTCATTCTTGCGCCGGTTGCGCCTTCTATTTTTTGCGCCGATAATGCTCCCATCTTTGAGGAACCACCATGCCAAGCACCTTTTCCCCCAATTTGCGCATTGAACTGATCGGTGCTGGCGAACAGGCCGGCACATGGGGCACCACAACCAACACCAACCTCGGGACGCTGGTTGAAGACGCCATTTCTGGCTACGTGTCGGTTACCATTTCTTCAGCAAACCAAGCCCTGACTGCGAACAACGGCGCGGCAGATCAAGCGCGAAATGCCATTCTTGAGCTGGTGTCTGCGGCTCAAGCCTTTGCGATCTACGCCCCGCCTGAGTCCAAACAGTACACGGTGTTCAATAACACCAGCTTTGTGGCCACGATTTACAACTCCGCAACTCTTGGCAACACAACTGCCGCTGGCGCTGGTGTAGCCATCCCGGCCGGAAAAACCATGACGGTGTGGAGTGATGGCACTGACTTTGCTGCTCAAAACACACACATCATTGGCACGGTGGTGGGCAACGTAACGGGCAACGTGACAGGTCAACTCGACGGCACCATCACCGCTGCCACGACCGCTGTCACACAGGCTCCGGGCACCAGCAACACCACGGTAGCAACAACGGCGTTTGCCAATGCTGCGTTTCAAGGTGCTTATCCTGTGGGTTCAATCTACATGAATGCGTCGGTAGCCACCAACCCCGGCACTTTGTTTGGCTTTGGTACTTGGGTTGCGTTTGGCGCAGGTCGTGTTCCTGTGGGCTTCAATGCGGCAGACCCTCTGTTCGATACTGCGGAAGAGATCGGCGGCTCCAAAGACGCCATCGTAGTCAGCCACACGCACACTGCCACTACGGAGTCCGCTGGCAGCCACGCGCACACACTCACTTCAGGCACAACGGATGGTTTTGGCGCGCAGACAGGGGGCTTTGGGCGAGGTGGTCCAAATACCATAACTACCGCTGAAGCAGGGGTTCACAACCACACTGTCTCGGTTGCTTCTTCTGGCTCCAGCGGTACCAACGCCAACCTGCAACCGTACATCACTGTGTATATGTGGAAGCGAACCGCTTGAAAGGATGACCTATGCTGGCGGAGTTGGCAGTAGCAAACGCGGCGTTCGCCGTCATCAAGGAGGCTGTTGCTAACTCTGGCGACATCATGGCTGCGGGCGAGTCGCTTTTCAAGTACTTCGACACCAAAGCAGAAATCCAGAAGAAGGCCAGTGCCAAGGGCGGCTCCGATCGCGGCGACCTCGAAGAGTTCATGGCTCTTGAGAAGCTCAAGAAGCAAGAGGAAGAGCTGCGCGAGATGATGATTTACCAAGGCCGTGCCGGCCTGTGGACCGATTGGCTCAAGTTTCAGCTGGAGGCCAAGAAGAAGCGCGAAGAAGCCGAGCGCCAGAAGGTGCTCAAGCGTCAACGGATGATTGACCGGATTAAAGACACCGGCATGATCATCTTGGTGGTCGTCCTGTTGGGCGGCTTGGGCCTGATCATTGGTGCCGCAATATGGCTTGCGAGGGACGTATGAAGTACATGACCATCTTCTTGGTTCTGCTGGCTGGGTGCAGCGAGTCGTACAGGTTCCCATGCCAAAACCCTGCCAACTGGAACAAGGTTCACTGCAACCCACCCGTGTGCGAGGCTGATGGCACTTGCACCAAGTACCTCATCAAGGAAGAGAAAAATGAAAACTGATTGGGACGCGCTATTGCGCTTCATCATTGGCGTGACGCTTTCGCTCACGCTGGCTGGCATTGTTGCCGTAGTTTTGTTCAGTTTGGTTTTTGTGACCCAACCGATGAACGGCATGGCCCCTAATGATGAGGCGTTCTTTAACCTCATCACCCCGCTGGCAACTTTCATCACCGGCTCGCTAGGCACCCTGCTGGCCATGAACAAGAAACCCCCATCTGACAAGAAAGAAGGTGACGCATGATTGCACTCGCAGGACTCCTCGACATTGGCGGCAAGCTGATTGATAAGCTCGTGCCCGATCCCGCTGCAAAAGCAAAGGCGCAACTTGACCTTGCTGCACTTGCTCAAAACGGTGAACTGGCTGCGATGGCCAATGAGACCAAGCTCTTTGAGACCGACCAGAACAACGTCACCGACCGCTGGAAGGCGGACATGGCCTCCGACTCATGGTTGTCCAAGAACATCCGGCCCCTGTCGTTGGTGGCCATCTTCACGGCTTATGTGGTGTTTGCCCTCATGAGCGCCTTTGGATTGGCTGTAAACGAGGACTACGTGGAACTGTTGGGGCAGTGGGGCATCATCATCTTTGGTGCTTACTTCACCTCTCGCGGTGCCGAAAAAATCATGGACATGAAAGCCAAGAAATGACCCAACTGACCAAGAACTTCTCCCTTCATGAGCTGACCAAAAGCGAGACCGCTGCTCGCCACGACATGGAAAACACCCCCGGCCCAGCCGAGATCGCCAACTTAACCGAGCTGGCTGGTAAGGTGCTTCAGCCCATCCGTGACCACTTTGCCAAGGGTGTGCACATCAACTCAGGTTTCCGCCACCCCGATGTAAACGCAAAGGTCGGCGGCTCGCGGACCAGTGATCACTGCCGTGGCATGGCTGCGGACTTGGAAATTCCCGGCGTGCCCAACGCAGAGCTGGCCGAGTGGGTCAAGGACAACCTTGAGTTTACACAGCTGATTTTGGAGGCGTATACTAAAGGCATCCCCGACTCCGGCTGGGTGCATGTCAGCTATGACCCAAGCAATCTTAAAAAGCAAGTGATGACCGCCACTTTTGTCAATGGCAAGCCTCAATACTCAAACGGCTTGAACTACTGATGCCGAGCGAACACAACTGCTGCTTCACTGCGCTCGACCAAGGCACAATCAGTGCCGTCTTGTCCGCGTACAAAACCAAATCGCAAGCAGCAGTTTGTGCGGAGTTTGGCATCACCCGTTACGCACTACTTCGGATGCTTAAGCTACACGGAGGAAAGCGCGAAAAGTACGGTGAAGAGTGCAATGCTTTGATATCTGAAAAACACAAACAAGCGCATGCAAACGACCCCAGTATTGCGGCAAAGCGAGCTGAGTTTCATCGCGGCTCCAAAAGAAGCGCTGCGTCTAAAGCCAAGATGCAAGCATCCGCTTGGCGGCGCATGGAATCTCAAAAACCCCGCTTTGTGTCTGGTATGGAGAAACAGTTTGGACAGTTTTTAGCCGACAAGCTGGGGGTATCGTGCGTGCCCCAGTTTAGAGTGGGTGGAAAACCGTTTGACTTCTTGTTGGATGAGCGTGTGCTGCTTGAGTTTGATGGCCCCCACCACTACAAGCCGGACTACTATTTGTGGAAAAACCACGCCGGAGGCTATGAAAAGCAGCAAGAGCGCGACATGTTGCGCCATGCCATCGCGGAGCAAAACGGCTACAAATTGCTGGTGGTTCGCCAAGATGAGGTAGACAAGCGCGGGCGCATGCGTGGAGATGGTATGCATCGTTTAATGCAAGGGCTTGGCTATGCGTGTGCATAAGACGGTGTACTTACCCGGACTAGTGGCATAAAATCCTCCTGTAATAAGGACCCGCCATGCCACTACAAACCCTCAAATTCAAGCCCGGTGTTAATCGTGAGAGCACGACCTTGGCCAATGAAGGCGGTTGGTTTGAGTCCGACAAGGTTCGCTTTCGCTCTGGCTACCCAGAGAAGATCGGCGGCTGGCAGAAAGACTCTGGCGTGGCATCGGCTACCCTGCAGCCTCCAGCAGGCTCTTACTGGGGTGTGGCTCGTTCGCTGTACAACTGGATTAACTTGTCCGGCTCCAACCTGCTGGGTATCGGCACAAACCTGAAGTATTACATCCAGAACACGATCGGCGGCATGTTTAACGACGTGACACCTATTCGCTTGGTGTCTGCCGCAGGAGATACGACCTTTGCTGCGACCAACGGGTCGAACGTGATTACGGTAACAGACGCTGGCAGCAACGTGTTGGTCGGCGACTTTGTGACGTTCTCTGGGGCAGCCTCTTTGGGTGGAAATATCACTGCGGGCATCCTCAACGCAGAGCATCAAGTTGCCTCGTACATCAGTTCGGGCTCCTATACTATTGTTGTCAGCGCTACAGCCAACGCAAGCGATAGCGGAAACGGTGGGGCATCGGTTGTAGCCACGTATCAGATCAGTGGCGGCTCCGACGTTTTTACGGTTGGTGTTGGCTGGGGTTCTGGTGGCTGGAGTGGAGTTACGCCCGGTTTTTCAAGCACCGGCTGGGGTGTTGGCGCTCCCGCCGGCTTGGGCATTGGCATCCAGCTGCGCACATGGAGCCAAGCCGCCTATGGCGAGGACTTGATCATCAACCCTCGTGGTGACGGTCTGTACTACTGGGCAAACAATGCCAGTCCCACCATTTTTGACCGTGCTGTTTTGTTGAACTCTGGCAGCCCACCACCGTTTGACACCGATGTTGACTGCCCTGAAGTTTGTAACTTTGTGTTGGTGTCGGACTCGTCCCGTTTTGTTCTGGCCTTTGGTGTAAACGACTATGGCTCCTCCGATTTGGACCCATTGCTTGTTCGCTGGTCCGATCAGGAGAACTATGCTGTTTGGTCTCCTGCCGTTACAAACCAAGCGGGCAGTTTCCGTCTGAGCGCTGGCTCGGAAATCATCTGTGCCCAGCAGACCCGTCAAGAGGTTTTGGTCTTCACCGACTCTGCCGTGTACTCAATGCAGTACCAAGGACCACCCTTTGTGTGGGGCTTCCAACCTTTGGGTTCCAACTCCTCAATCGCTGGCCCGAACGCTGTGGTTACGGTGCACGACATCACCTACTGGATGGGTGTGGACAAGTTCTACGTGTACAACGGCCGGGTGCAGACCTTGCCTTGCGAGCTCCGTCAGTTTGTGTTTGACGACATCAACTTGAGCCAGCAGTTCCAGATTTTTGCCGGCATCAACGATGCCTTCAGTGAGGTCTGGTGGTATTACTGCTCGGCCAACTCGGACACGATCGACAAGTACGTGGTGTACAACTACCTTGAGAACAACTGGTACTACGGCAATCTGGCCCGGACCGCTTGGATTGACACACCCCTGCGTGATGTGCCCGTGGCCGCTGGTTACGGCGGGCAGATTCTGTACCACGAGACAGGCAACGACGACGGCTCGGTCAACCCTCCTGCGCCCATTGAGTGCTTCATCCAGTCCTCGGACTTCGACATCGGCGAGGGGCACAACTTCGGCTTTGTCTGGCGCATCATCCCGGACTTGACCTTTGACGGCTCGACCACTCCAACCCCATCGGTGGACTTCTCTGTGCGTCCTCGTCAGTTCCCCGGCAGCCCCTACGGTGCGACCAATAACCCTGCGGTAACGAGCAACAACAACTACAACACCCAGCGTGTTTACAACGTGCAGCAGTTCACCCCGCAGGTCAACGTGAGGTTGCGCGGACGGCAGATGGCGTTCAAGGTCGGCTCTACCGGTCTGGGTGTGGCTTGGCAGCTTGGCGCTCCCCGTATCGACATCCGTCCTGACGGTAAGAAATGACCAC